TATGTTAACGGATTGCAGATAGTGGTGGTTGACACTGAGATCACCCGCGAGATCGGCAATGATGAGTCGGTGATCAACCCTTTTGCAGACAGCCGCATCGTATTTTCGCCTACTTTGGTATTAGGCTCAACCCAATACTCGAAGTTAAGAAAAGACGCAAAACAGGCTATTATAGCAGAGCGCACGCTTGCCACTATCACTAAATATTCTGAGAACGATCCATATCAGGAAAAGACCCTCGGCGAAGCCGATGCTATTCCGGTAATGGATACCGCGTATCATAATATTTACCTGAAGACCGACGGCGACGTTTGGTGAAAAACATTTAACGCTACTACTTTGCTATGACTATACAAGACGCCTTAGTGGCAATTTCCTCATATCCGATCCCTCCTGCGACCGTGCAGACCATCTGCATGGCTCGCGGGGTGGACGCGGGGGCGGACTTCACCCTTGCACTTGCAAAGGGGGCTAATTATAAGCGCGCTATGGCCGACTTGTACATATGGCTGAGTGAGGCGCCTAATATCGTCCAAGGAGAGGTGCATTTTTCCTTTAGTCCATCGGAGCGCGCCTATATACGCAAAAAGGGTGCAGCTTTGCTGAAAGAAACGGGAGAAGACCTCGCCGGTGACCAATTCGGATATATGGGAGATAGGCTATGATTATCACTTATAACGGCTATGTATCATTCCTAAAGCGCACCGAGGGCGGGGGCTTTGACGAACACGGCAACCCTATATCGGCCGCGTCATTATGGTGCGAGCCTATGCCATGTAACTACCGCGACATCACGGAGGAGCTGCAGAGGCGTAAGGATGCAGACCTCATACCGGTGACGGTTTACAAAATCCTTTGTGACTACCCTGAGGAGGACGTAAGGCTCACAAAGCGCGTTCAGCTATTCACACCTGAAATGGAGATGATAGGCGAGTTCGCCGTCAGCCAGTCGGAGCGTAAAATATTCACACGTCATATCGAGACTATAACGAGGGGATAAAGCCAATGGCACTTAAGATGCTTACACCACTGCAACAAATCGAGGCGCGTATGCAGCAATATGCGGAGAGGAGCAAAAAAGTTCTTAGCCGTAGAGTGGCATATATAGCCGAGGACGCTATCAACGAGCAGCGCAGAAAGGATGTGGGCAACTGGACCGACCGGACAAAAAATCTTCGCGGCTCGTTGGGTTATAAAGTCAATATAGATGGAACCCAAAAAGTCAACGGCCTTAATCCGGAGGCCTCTCAGGAGGCGCGAGACACCTCGGCCGCGGTTATTGCAAAGACAATGCAAAAATACCGAGAGGGCATCGTGATCGTGGCATGCGCGGGGATGCCGTACGCGGGATATGTTTCACGACGCGGTTACAACGTGTTTGACACGGCTAAGATCAAAATGGTCGAGGGGCTCAAAAAGATGGAAGATAAGATGAAAAGGAGCGCAATCACATGACCAAAACATACGGACAGGTAGAAAGCGCACTTTACAAGCTGGTCAAAAACAGCCCACTCCCGGGGTTCGTTTCAGGGTGCCTTTACAAAAAAGGACAAAGGCCGCCTCAAAGCGATAAAGAGGATATCGTCGTAATGGTTAAAATGGGAACGGCTGCACAGGTGCAGAGAGGCACGGCGCTGATAACCGTATTTGTACCATGGATAACGAATGCCAATGGCGATGATGGACGCAACATCACTCGATGCAATGAGATAGAAGTCATGATGCAAGAGTTTTTAAGCGGCTTACCGGTGACGGCGTCAACGCGCGATATTCGATGGAGTCAATCAGATATGATTCAGACTGACGATGACGAGGATATAAATCTTAGCAGAGTAGTAGCACAACTCGATTTCAAAATTTTTACAGAGGAGTAAATAATAATGGCTATTGTATCATGGGGAAAGCCCAAGATTGAGATAGTAAAATGGGGCGCATCCGACACTTCCTGTCCGGAGACGGGCTGGAATACGGTATACAACCCTAAAGAAGACACCACAGACCTCAGCACCACAAAGGGCGACAAAAAGGAAGCCTACGGAGAGGGCGGAGAGATTATCGATGTGAAGTACAAACGCAGCAAGTATGAGCTGACTTTTGAGCTTTACGTGAAGAAAGGCGAATCGCAGCCTATTCCCGAAGCCGACATAGACGACGGCGTGGTGAACGATATCTATGGCATCCGGATCACTCCGGAAGATACCACACTCGAGGGCATCTTCATGCCAAAGTGCTCGGTATCGGTTGATACGCTTTACACCGCAGCTGACGGTAAACGCGTGAAATATACCTTTGACGGTTTAAGACCCGCTACAGGTAAGACTTTGCAGCCTTACACGGCTACATAATTTCTTCATATTTAAGTTTTATTCATTTCAATTAACACCTCCGAGGGCGTCTGATGCGTAACAGCCTCGGCGCCCTTTTTCCAAAAAATGACGAAAAAAACAAAAACAATAGAGCAGAGGGCGGCGGATGCCGTTTTGCGGGAGGGTAAAACAGTGGTGGTGGGAGGAAAGACCTATACGCTGAAACCAATCACTGTACGCACGCTCATCCGGTTATCGGCGCAGGTCTCGGAGCTGCCGACTTTTGACGAGATCATAAAAGAGGAGGATCGCGCCAATTCTACGATCGACAGGGCGCGTGAGTGTGGAGCGCTCGGTGACATAATGGCATTATTACTTTTGCAGCGCGGTAAGAATGACGGGACGCTATGGCAAAAACATCAGTTCAGACGGCTGGCCGACGCCGCACTTGACCTTTATCCTTCGCAGCTTCATGTGATAATCGACACGGCTCTGGCGCCGGAGGAGGTGGGGTATTTTTTCGGCATTACCACTTTCCTGAGCGCAAGCAACATACTGAGGGCAACGAGGGGGGTGGAGACAAAAACCGATCCGACAGCATCTGGGCGCTGATAGCGGGGTTTGCAAAGAATTTCGGAGTGACGCCCGACGCCGTGCTGGATCACACATGGCTCGACGTGGTGCTTTACAGCGCATCGTTACCGAGTTACGATTTTGACGATAAACCTGACAAATCGGGCAAATTGGAAGATAGCGAGAGGATCGATGGCGACGATCCTAAAAATCAACAGAAATTGAGAGAGTTAATATATGGGAGCTGAGGGAAATCCTATTGTATTTGCGGCCGTGATGGACGTTAAGAGCTTCGATGCCGGGGCCTCACACGTAAAGCGGAGCGCCGGTAACATGCAGAAGTCGGTGGAGGCCGAGGGCGTAAAGATGCAACAGTCCTTCAACCGGATAGGTAGTGCTATCACCGCGGCCTTTGCCGTTACCAGCATAGTGGCATTCACCAAAAAGCTGATAGAGGTGCGCGGAGAGTTCCAAGCGATCGAGGTCAGCCTTAAGACTTTCCTTAACGACGAGGCTAAGGGCGTCGAACTGATGGAGCAGCTGGTACACACCGCCGCAACCACGCCGCTCCAGCTTCAAGAGGTGGGCAAAGGGGCCACTTCGCTATTGGCCTACGGCGAAAGCGCGGAGACGGTCAATGAGACCTTACTCCGGTTGGGCGATATAGCAGCCGGCCTTTCCATACCCTTAAACGACCTGATTTATTTATATGGCACGACCATGGTGCAGGGTCGCGTATTTGCCTTGGACATGCGACAATTCATGGGGCGAGGCATACCGGTAGCGGAGGAGTTGGCCAAGCAGTTTGGAGTGGCAAAGGACGCCGTCGGCGATTTGGTACGCGAGGGCAAGGTGGGATTTGAACATATCAAGATTGCCATCGAGAGCATGACAAATGAGGGCGGCAAGTTTGCCGGACTCATGGGCGCAATATCCGGCACTTTGAAGGGATCGGTCAGCATCCTGCTGGACAGAATAGACATGGCTATTAACGATATGGGCAAACGTACGGAGGGCCTGTTAAAGGGCACTATTAACGCCGTGTCGTTTGCCGTGGAAAATTACGAATATTTGGCCAAGGCCATACTCGGAGTAGTAGCCGCTGTCGGCACTTACAAGGCGGCGCTTATCACGCTGGCAGCGGCTAAAAGGTTAGTGCGTTTTGCGGAGTCTGTGAAATTGGCATTTGAGCTGACCAAAGGGTTGAAAGCCGCCACACGGGCGCAAGAGATGTTTAATCTTGCGAGTGCTAAAAATCCTTATATCCTGCTGGCGTCGGTGATCGTGGGAGTGGCCGTCGCGCTAACCGCCTTTAACAAAAAGCAAAAAGAGACGCTCAAAAACGCAGGAGAGGCCGCCGCGGCAATCGACGAGGAGCGCAAAGCACTCGACCGGCTGTTTAAAATAGCGAAAAGTGAAAAGGCTACCAAGGAGCAACGCAAAAATGCGATCGAGGCGATCAACGCCAAATATGGAGATTATTTCGACAATCTGGTAAAGGAGACGGATAGCGTCAAAAAATTAGACACGGCATATAAAAATCTGACCGCAAGCCTTAACGCAAAATATCTGACCGAGTTAAAGCAGACGATGACCGGAGGCAAAGAAACCGCCCATCTCGACGCACAGGCCGCCCTGCAGGGAGCAATGGCCAAAATTGCAGAAGACATGACGGCGGAGCAGGCGGGGCGCTTCACCCGGACGATGCGCGATTACGTCACGAAATTCAGTAAGCGTCTCAACGCCGCCGATCTTTACGAAGAATTTGCGAGACAATACAAGCTATACACCTCAAAGGACTTGGGAGGGCGCAAGGCGGGAACGCTATACAGCGCGATCTGGGATTTCAAAAAAAGCCAATACGAGCTATACGTGGCTAATAAGGAGTTCAACGAGTTTGCCAAGGGGTACAATACCGAATTAACCGGTTTGACGCAGCTGACAACCGAGAGCGCCGCGTCTATAAGGCAGGAGCTGGAGGATGCCCGCAAGGCATGGCTCGCAGCCAAAAAGATATACGACGAGATGGATCGAGGCACTACTCCGACCGCCACGCTCAAGGGCGCAAAGGAAAACATGGATGCCTCATATACGACCTATGCTGACCTTTACGAGATATACTACGGGCAAAAACTTGATGCCGTGGTCAAAGCGCAAGCGAAAAGCGAGGAGGACATAGCAAAGGCTACGGAGCAATACAACGAGAGACTCTTTGCGCTGATGGCTGACGCCGAAAAAGTCATCATCGAGTCAACCGCCGTACAGATGACGGAGGGACTGACGTCATACAACGCTTCGCTTATTCAGGCAAAAGCCGAATACGACACGGCGATTGCTGACCTTAAGCAAAAGCGGATAGAGCTGCAGGCCCTCGCGGACGAGGCCGGGCTTAAACCCGACTTCACTCCCATCGAGATGATGGAGGGGGAGGCGCTGGCCAAGTGGATGCATAATACCGAGGTTGCCCAAAAAGAATTGTTAAAGGAATATGCTACCTATCTTGACAAACGCAAGGAGCTGACCGAAAGATACAATACTGAGATTGCAGAGCTCGAAAAGCTTGCGGCCACTGAGCAAGCGGAGGTGGCGCGCAAGCGCTTTGATGAGGCGCTCAAAGAGCTGGACTTCGCGGCATTAAAAGAAAACGCACTTTTTGAGAAGATATTTAAAAATCTCGACTATCTGAGTGCTGAGACGATAGAGGAACTGACGAAAAGACTTGAAGAGTTTATAGCGTTCATCGAGAGCGGGCTGAGCGGCGATGACGCCGGAGAGGGGCTGAAAAAATTCGGCATCACCGCCGAGCAGCTCGTATCGTTGAGAGATAGCACGGATCAGCTGTCCGAACTTAAGCGCATACTCGAGGGGTTGAGGAAAGAGGGCGATAAATTCGGTACGGCGTTCGGCAAGATCGGGGCCGCCTGGAAAAAGATGATAGACGAGTTCGCGGCCGGCAACATGACCGAGGCCAACGCTGCTCTCGAGTCGCTCCATTCACAGATCAACGCCATTGCCGGCGCTATCGAAGACCTCGGCCAGAGCCTGCAGAACATCGGATCGTCGACCGATAACGCCGGACTCGAAAAAGCCGGCAAAGTGATCTCCGGCATTGCTGACGCCGTCAGCGCGGCGGGCTCGGGTGCGGCAACCGGCGCGGCGTTAGGAGGCCCTATCGGGGCCATAGCAGGCGGGGCGCTGGGTGCGGGTCTCAACATCATCAAACAGATAACCGGCGCGCAGGCCGAAATGCAAAAGGCACATGATGCCTATGAGATCAAGGCCCGCACCCTGGCGACCGACCTCAACGCACTATACCGGGAGCGCTACCAATGGGCGCAAAAGATCGGCGAAAGCACCATGGCGTGGATGCGACGCGAGGGGGCGGAGCTGGAGCGTCAACTGGCATCGGCTACGAAAGACGCGCAAACGCTGATGCGTCAGTTGAGGGAGGAGAGTTACACTGTCTGGTATGAGAAAAAAGGAATATTCGGCGGTACGCGCTTGAAAAACCGGGACGAAATCATCGGCATGAAAAGCTATGCTCAGATAGAGCAGTTATACCTTCAGGGACTCCTTTCCGAAAACGCCACTATACTTTTTGAAAAGCTGAAAGCCGCACGCGAGGAAGCGGAGGGCCTGAGCGACACCGCGCTCGACTATCAGGAGCGGATGCGCCAAGCCCTGACAGGCAGTACCTATGACGGGGTGGTGGCCGGAATGGTAGCCGGCATAAAGGACGGCGGCAAAACGGCGGCAAGCACCTTTGAAGATTTGATGCGCGATGCCGTCAATTCATCGCTTGAGCTTTTTGCCAATTCCGAGATGCGCAAATGGTATGAGGAGTTTGCGACCTTGGCAGGAGATGAGGAGGGCCTCACCGCCGCGGAGATACAGCTATTGCGTAACAGTTATCTGGCGCTTTACAACAGCATCGACGAAAAAAACAGACAGCTGATGGAGATCACCGGGCTTGGATCGATAGCAAAACCGAGAGAGAGCGTGGCTCGCACAGGCCTGGCCGCAAGTCAGGAGAGCGTGGATATCACCAACGCCATAATGACCAACATCGCCAACCACACCTATGCGATGAACGAAAATGTACGCATGATGCGAGACATCAATTCGCAGCTGTTAATTAAAGTGACCAACATCGAGGGTGACACCGGCGCAATGCGGGGCGATCTTAAAGCGCTGCGTAACGACATAAGTGTAATAATGACAAAAGGACTAATGATAGCGAGATGATAGAGCTGACGATTGATAACATAAATATTGCGACAGACTACGGATGCAGGATGCTGAAAGGCACTTTAGCTGAGCTTTTGTCTCCGGCATCGGCAAAAAGCGTGAGCGTGACCGATTGGCCGGAGGTTGACGGCGTCGATCCGGACCTCGCCAATTTCAGTCTGGCCGCACGATCGTTTGAACTTCCCGTTTACGCTCCGAATGATACGGCATACGCCGCATTATTAAACGCCTTAAAGGTAAATAACGGAGTCCACACCATCGGGGTGACTGACACGCCTATCAGCATAAACACGAGGATCACAGGCTTAAACGTCGAGCGCCAGATGCGCTTTTATACTTTGATGGTGGCCTTTACGGAGGACAACCCCAACTATAGCGGTACACCATCCGCGGGTGGCCAGGATTTGGGATACATGCTGGACGGCGTGCCGTTGGGCAATTACGGCATCGACGTTTTGAAAGGTACTGAACACAGCGTTTTCACGCCGTCAAAAGCCAAACGGAATTTGACCATCGAGAGCGCCCTATCCGGCGGGCAAATATACGATGCAGCTGGAGGCCTCGTTTTAGCCCAAAAAAGCTGCCGTTTAAGGCTTCGGATAATTAAACCTATATCCAATGCCATTAATTCGTATTACGCCTTCCTGCACGATTTAACAAGGCAAGGATCGCATATTTTAACGGCTACCGGTGGAGGCTTGACGCGTTCGTTCAACGTCTACTATAAAATCGGACGGGTGACGGATTGCACGTTGATACAAGACAAATTATGGATCGAGTTTGAAATAGAGCTGGAGCAGTACAAAGGTTACGCGGGAGATTGAAATGATAGAGTTGAAATATAATTCACAGACGTTGCTCATACAACCGGACGACTCGTCCTTCCGGTATCGCACCATAATGGGAGAGCATTCGGTGACGCTGGTCTTCGACTTGCCGGAATACGTCGACATACCGCAAGATGCCTACATCGACTATCAAGGGGAGCGGTACACGCGGAGACAACCCGCAGCGTTCGTCAAAAACGGCCCGCGCAATTACAGATACACTCTGATACTCGGCGCCGCACAGATGAGGTTGAAGGACTATATCCTTTATAACCCGATCGACAGCCGGCTCGAGTTCGACATGCACGCGCGGCCGATCGAGTTCGCCCAGATGATCGTAGCCAACCTCAACGCCCGAGAGGGCGCGGGGGTCTGGAGCGTGGAC